CCAACCCGCGATTCGCTACACCAAGGACGAGTGCCTAGACCTGCCTGAGATGACGTACGTGGATCGCGTCGTTGAACTGACCAAGCAGCAGCAGAAGTATTACACCGCGCTCAAAAACAAGTTGGTGATCGAAGCGGCAGGAGAGGCCATCACGTCAGTCAACGCGGCTGTCAACCTCAACAAACTCCTGCAATTATCTTGTGGCGCGGTCTACTCCGATTCGGGCGAGACGATTGAGTTTGACATCCGCAACCGCTACTCAGTGCTCAAGGAGGTGATTGACGAGGCATCCAAAAAGGTGTTGATCTTTGTGCCGTTCCGCAACGCAATCGAGATCATCACAGCCAAGTTGCAGAAAGATGGCTACGCAACCGAAGTCATCAACGGCGACGTGCCCGCCCACAAGAGGGCGGACATATTCAAGCGGTTCCAAGAAACGCCTGACCCACGCATCTTGGTCATACAACCACAAGCCGCATCGCACGGCGTCACTCTCACAGCGGCGGACACAGTGGTTTGGTGGGGCCCAACAAGTAGTTTGGAGACGTACGCGCAGGCCAACGCCCGCGTGCACCGCGCAGGGCAGAGACATCCTACAACAGTTATACGTTTGATAGGATCCAACGCTGAACGCCACGTTTACAAAATGCTTGACGCTAAAGAAGATATACACACACAAATAGTTGACCTCTACAAGGGGTTACTTGACTGAGTGACGAAATGTCACTACAGTGCGGCGTTACTAACTAAAACGGAGATACGAGATGGACGAGTCTGAGAAGGCCGGGGGCACCGTTCCCCCTGAAAAGTTGGTGCGGGTCTATTTGAAGATGCGTGAGGCCAAGGACAAGTTGGTCAGAGCGCACGAGACCGCACTGGACAAGTTGGAAAGCGACATGAAGCAGGTCAAGGCTGCACTGCTTGACTACTGCAAAACTCAGAACGTGGACAGCGTTCGCTTGGCTGATGGGAGCGGTATGTTCTACCGCACCGTCAAGAAGCGGTACTGGACGAGTGACTGGGAGTCCATGAACCTTTTCATCTTGGAGCACAAGGTTCCCGAGTTGTTGGAAAAACGTCTGCATCAGGGCAACACGCAAGCGTTCCTTGAGCAGCACCCCGAACTGCTGCCACCGGGGTTGAACGTGGACAGCGAGTACACCATCACTGTCAGGAGATCGTAGAGATGGAAGATAAATATGTGGACATACAAAAGTTGTCGGAACACTTCATGGTGTCCGTATCCACGGTTCGTATTTGGATTCGTAAGGGCATCCTGCCCGCCGAGTCCTACCTAAAGGTTGGCAATACGTTCCGGTTCAAACTGCCCGAAGTGGAAGCCGCTCTGCGGGACTACACCAAGAGGCAAGACAAGAAGATGACCGACCCACAACCCGCGTCAGTTGACGAAGACTTTTAAGGAGATACGAGATGAGCGAAATCACTCTGTTCAAAGGCGGCGTACCAACGTTCCTGAAGGAATTTCAGGATGACACCACTGACAGCCTGTCAGGAGGCGAACTTGGTCAACGCCGAATCAGCATCAAGGGCAACGTGTTTCGGGAGATGATCGGTTCCAAAGAGTACCGTGTCAGTGAAGATCGCGCCATGAACGTGATCATCATCAAGGCGTCGCCCAAAAACCATCGCACGTACTTCTCGGGGGCGTACGTAGAGGGGCAAGCAGCAACGCCGACCTGCTGGTCTGTTGACGAGGTGTCCCCTGCACCCGATGTCCCTGAGAATCAGCGGCAAGCATCCCGGTGCATGGACTGCCCTCAGAACGTCAAGGGTTCGGGTCAGGGAGACAGCCGAGCCTGCCGTTACAGCCGCCGCATCGCCGTGATGCTTGAAGGCGAGGTGGACAAGCGCGAGGTGTATCAAGTGATCCTCCCGGCTACGTCGGTGTTTGGAGATGGCGAGAAGGGTAAGTTGCCCCTGCAAGCCTATGCCCGTCACCTGAAGGCCCACGGGGTTCCGATCGCGGGGGTCATCACCGAGATGAGGTTCGACACTTCTGTGCCCACGCCGAAACTTGTCTTCAAGCCCGTTAGGCAGATCACCGAGGCCGAGTTTGGTGTCGTGTGCGAGATGCGGGATTCGGTGGAAGCCGAGGAAGCCATCAAGATGAAGGTCGCCCCGCCCAAGCCTGTGCGTGAGCAAGAAGCGCCGAAGCCGAGCAAAGCGAAAGCCGAGCCCGTCGAGGAAGACGAACCCGCCCCGAAGAAGGTGGCTAAGAAGTCTGAGCCTGCTCCGAAGGGCAACAGCCTTGACGATTTGGTCGCTGGTTGGGATGACGAGTAAAGCGGTTACGGGGGTGCGGAGACGCCCCCCTTTTTGCCCACTCATCAACCTTCAACCATTGCGGCCATGCAAACCCAAGACTTCCTCAATGCTGTATTGGGAGGCGACGGCTACATCTGCATCTTCGGGGCTAACGCCGAGAAGAAGCGGGTTGTTCAGAAGTTGTATCCCACAATCGACGCTGCGTCAGCGGCGGCGACGAATCTTCAAGAAGAAGGGTTTGATGCCTACTTTGGACTGGCGACCTACGAGACCGACAAGTCTCGCAAAGCCGATAACGCCAAGCACCTGAAATCTTTTTTCCTCGACATCGACTGTGGCCCCCACAAGAGCGCCACGGAAGGTTACCCGGGGGGACAGACCGATGGCATAGCGGCGCTTCGCCAGTTTGCAACCACTGTAGGGCTACCCCGCCCGATCATTGTCAACTCGGGCAGGGGTCTGCACATCTATTGGCCTACTACAGATGTTGTTCCTGTGGAGGAATGGCTACCTGTTGCTGAACGGCTGAAAGAACTTTGCAGCAAGCACGGACTTCTTGCCGACCCCGTTGTCACTGCGGATGTTGCCCGAGTGCTTCGCGTACCGGGCACCCGTAACTTCAAGGACATCCCTCCCCGTCCTGTAAACCTGATTGGTGGGCTGTCACCAAGCATCGAATTCTCAGAGTTCAAAAAGATACTGGAGCGTGACGCGCCCATAAAGCGCGTTGCCCCTTTGAAGGCTGCTACTCACGCAGTCGACGACGATCTGACCTCCGCCATTCTTGGCAACTACAGGAACGTTTTTCGCACGATCGTAATGAAGACAGCCGCAGGTCGCGGCTGTGAGCAGATTCGGCACATCATCGAACAACAAGAAACGATGAGTGAGCCGATGTGGCGTGGCGGCTTGTCGATCGCCAAGTTCTGTATTGATTCGGAACGTGCCGCGCACAACCTGTCAAGCAAGCATCCTGAGTACGACCCTGACGAGACAGCCCGAAAACTGGATCAGATAAAGGGGCCGTACACGTGCGACACGTTTGACAAGTTGAACCCGGGCGTATGCCCCCAGTGCCCAAACAAAAACAAAATTAAAAGCCCGATTGTTCTTGGCCGTGAGGTGCAAGAAGCGACAGAAGAACAGAGCGTTGTAGAGGATGTCCCCGAAAACGCCCCGTCTTCAGGCAAGCAGAAGTATGTCATCCCGGCGTATCCAAGGCCGTTTTTCCGTGGCGTCAATGGCGGCGTGTTTAAGCGCACCAAAGACAGGCAGGGTGATCCGATAGAAATCCCTGTCTACCACAATGACCTGTACCTTGTACGTAGGCTGTCCGACCCTGAAATAGGAGAGTCAGTTGTAGTTCGGCTTCATCTGCCTAGAGATGGTGTGCGAGAGTTCACTGTCCCGTTGGCTTCGATGCTGTCCAAAGACGAGTACAGGAAGTACATGGCGATGCACGGCGTTGCCGTTGTAAAGATGGATGAACTCATGACATACACGACCGCTTGGGTAAATAAACTTCAAAGTGAGGCAGGGGCTAGTTTGGCACGGCGTCAGTTTGGGTGGGTGGACAAAGACATGACGGCGTTTGTCGTGGGCGATAAAGAAATCTACCCCGATCGAATTGAACACAACCCGCCGTCTAACGCCACTCTTCGCCTGATGCCGACGATGCAAACGAGGGGGACGTTGGAGGGGTGGAAGAAGGTTGCAGAGTTCTACAACCGCCCCGGCATGGAGATGCACCAGTACGTGCTTGGGTTGTCCTTTGGGTCTCCGCTTGTAGCGTTCAGTTCCGACGGCGCTGCCCTGTTTCATATGTTTAGCAAAGACACCGGGTTCGGCAAAACAACCGCCATGAAAGCCGGGAACAGCGTTTGGGGCGACCCCAACGAGATGCTGTGCCAAGAAAGGGACACCTTTGCAAGCAAGATGAACCGGGCAGAAGTTTGGAAAAACGTCTTCTTGTCTATTGACGAGTTGACCAACATACAGCCCAAGGAAGCAAGCGATTTCCTGTATCAGTTGACAGGCAAGAAGCAGCGCAACCGCATGGGCGGCACGGGTAACGCAGAGAGATTCCGTGGAGAGGCGTGGAAGTTGAACGTATCCAGCACCGGCAACTCAAGCCTGATGTCTAGGATACTGATGTACAAGGCGATGCCAAAAGCAGAAGCCGTGCGCGTCATTGAAGTGCCAGCGCAGCAATATAAGTTTGATAGCAAGGCCGAGACCGACGAGTTCAATCAATGCCTTGACGAGCACTACGGACACGCCTGCGTTCCATACATGCAGTTCGTGCTTCAGAACCTGAAGCAGTGCAGGGAGTTGTTTGTAGCCATGCAGAAACGAGTCGACTCCGCAGCCGACTTGTCTCAGCCACATCGGTTTTGGTCGGCTCAGGCAGCGTCGGCGTTGGCGGGGCTCACAATCGCAAAGCGTTTGGGGCTGGTCAACTACGATCTTAAAGAGGTGTTCAAGTGGATCGTGGAGCAGATCCTCGCCAATAAAGAAGGGCTTGCGGCAGCGGCAAATGACCCTGAAGATCTGCTGACGATGTATTTGGCTGAGAACTACAACAACGTTCTACGCATCAAGAGCACTGACGACGCACGGGGCAAGGCAGCGGCGGACGAGTACATCGTGCCCGACAGCGCACCAAGGCTACAACTTGTTGCTCGGTATGAGTACGATCTCAAGCGACTGTACCTGCTGCCCAAGCCGTTTAAAGAGTGGTGCCTCAAGCAGCAACTGCACTACGCGGATGTTGTGGATGGGCTGAAGAAGGGCACCGCCCGCGCTCATGTGAAAAAGGTTCGGCTCGGTAAAGGCACCCGCATGAACATGCCCCCGGTAGATGTGCTTGTACTGGACTGCACCTCCTTTATGTCCGACGAACCGGAGCCTGTCGATGCGCTATTCGAGACGGCGGGAGGGTGAGATAAACCCTGATGGTGTACCGATTACTGTGGTGTGGAGCGCAATGGTGGTGGGCGCATCCGTTTTCATTCCAGCAGTAAACATTACACGCCTTGCCAGACAGATGAATGCTGCTGCGTCTAAACGAAATATGGCGCTCAAGTGGGCCGAGAGAATTGAGAACGGGAAACTCGGAGCCCGCTTTTGGAGAGTCCTATGATACGATTCGGCTCGGTAGTGCAACGCTACCGTTTTCCATCTCGTATCTCCTTGATCAGATTGATCGCACCCCGGCCCCGCGCCGGGGTTTTTTATTCCTCGTCGTCTCTGTCGCCTTCCAACTCGGATGCGAGCGTAAGCAACTCAGACCGCATGGAGTTGCTAATGGTGATCCCGTGATACAACTTCTGACGTGACACGAGATAAGACTCCCGCGACTTCATCATTGTCTCAAGCATGGCGGATTGCCCACCTAAACTCGGATGCTTGTCGTAGAGTTTCTTCATGCCTTCGTAGGCTTCAGCATACTTTGACTGGTCGTTCTCTCTCGCCGCGTCGTTCATTTGTTGCAGGAACTTTGTACGCTGCGTGTTGACAGACTTGTCTACGCCCTTGATCACGGCGTTAATTTCCAACTGCTTGGTGTACTCGGCGGGAGTAAACCCAAGCATCTGAGCCGCAATGTTCCACGCACCGACGTCGCCAACGATCGGGTCTCCTCGCTTGGTCTCTATTCCTTCGGTTGCGTAGCGGTAACCCTTTAAGAGACTGCTCAACCACACAGGAGACATTGTCTCGACGCCTCGTTGGAACTCCCCCTCATTTATCATTTCCATGCCGCGACGAATGCGCTCAAACGATCCGTAGACAGGGCCACCAAAGTAGTTGGCAGCGATTTCGGCCAAGGTTGCGCTGTCTGAGGCAAACGGGTTCTCGCGGAAAATTAGGTCGTTCAAACCCGTGCGCTCAGAGATTGAGAGCCCGGATAGTTCATTGATAAGCCCCTTGTACCAAAGGTCACCCGCTGTGCTTTGCACGACAGCGCCAAACGGTGGGTCGTCGTCATCTTTAAACATGTTGTAGATGGCGGCGATAAGGCCAAAGCCCGGCAGCCCGCGAAGCCCTGAGAACAGCAAAGCCGAGCCGAATATCATGGGCAGTTGCTTGCGTGCTGCGCTACGAACCTCTGACGGTTGACCGCTAAACGCTTCCGCAGTCAGTTTGGTCAGCAGGTAGTACATGGACACGCCGTAGGACTTGAACATGAACAGCACCTTGCCCAACGAGTTTTGGGCAATCCGAGGTGCAGAAGCAGCAGACACGCCCCCGTTGGTCAGTTGGGAGGTGTAGATCGCCTCCTCTGCCGCACGCTGCTCCATCTCCTGCTGAGACAGATTGGGTTCTTCCTTCTTAAGCCGCTTGAGTTCAAGATCGTAGGTAGCCATCAAGGCCACTTGACGATTCATCCGTTCAGCGTGGTGGAAGATAAACCCACCAGCAGCGTTCACAACCGACAAAGGACTCTTGCGGCCGTCAACCTCAAGCACGTCGTACATCATGGAGCGGTTTAGTTGCCCCATACGCGTGGCTACTTCTACCAGCGTCTTGTACTTCTTTATATGTTCGGGCAGCGTTGGGTCGTCAAAGTTGTAGTTGTCAATCGACGGCATAGCGTTGCGGACTGCCTTCTGCCCCGTCGATCCGTAGACATCAACTTCTCGCTGCAACCCGCTTGTCATGTAGGCACGTGCGGCTTGGGTAACTGCCTTTGACGACGCCCCCAGTCCGTACTTACCGCCAAGATACGGCAGCAGGATCAGCGGCACTTGCGTCATGTTGACAAGTGCTGAAGAAATGTTAAACCCAAGAAGATACTGAAAGCCGAATGAGGTAAGTATCCGGGAAGTGTTGTTGACAGTTGGCGTTATGGCAACGTCAATCCGGGCATCCAACTCATCCGCGTATTCTTTGGCGATCCTGTTGTCCTGACCGCCTTTTTTGCTGATACTGATGACGTGCTCGCGCATGTCTTGGCGCTCTTTGTTTAGCAGCGCCGCGTATTTCATGTTGGAGATTTGGCGGGAGATTGAGTACGCTTTTTCCCGTAGTGCACGAACCGAATCCCGTGAGTAGCCCTCCGTGCCTTTGCGCTTTTGCAGGGCTTGTGCAAACGATGTTTCAGGAAGTGTGGACAGGAACAAGCGCAGCACTTGCTCCATCGACGCATCGTACTTGGCGCGGTCGATCTCACTCTTGGGCCGGGCCTGCTCCATCATCCGCATCACACCATGAACAAATGATGCGGGTGGCGCATTGCGGTAGGAAATTTCTGACATGTTGGCGTAAGTGGAGATTTCACTTACCCCGCGCCCTTCCGCTTGCATCTGCTTGAGGATTTCGACGTCCCTGTTGCGCTCGCGTTCGGTTTCGTACGCCCTAACAAACATCTCCGTACGCCCCGTCCTGTCGGGTGCGTGATAAGACAGCCAGTAGTCTCCGTTACGAGTAAGCGGGAAGTACGGATCAATGTCGCCCTTCTCAACCAACTTCTGGAAGATGTAGTCCTTCATCTTCACGCGCATCTCTTCGGATTCAACCGTGTCGTTGATGCGCACGCCGATTGCGGCTTTGACTTCGTCGTACAACTTGGCGTACACGTCACGCATCTGTACGTAGAGATCTTTGCCCCCCGGGATGCTGTCAAGTTTTTGCTTCAGGTCGTAATGGATGTCCAAGACCTGATCACGATACCCCGGGTCGTAAGAGTATTTATCGACGTAATACTGTTGAGGTCTGGTTGGGTCTACCCCCATCGTTGTGCTGTCGTACACGACGTCGTTAAACTTCTTTGTGACGTCGATACCCCACTCTTTTACACGCTTCTCGGCAATAGCAATGACAGGCTCAATCCTCTGATTGCGCACGCTTTCATCGCCCCCACGAGCGTCAAACAACTCAGTGATCCGGGCTGCTTGAGGCACATGCTTTTGTGCCACGTCTCTCAGCGCGTGCTGCGGCAGGGTGGACAGAAGAATGTTGCGCCCCTTGCTGCCAAGCGTGTTCTTCATGAACTCATGCACGCCGTCGGCCCGTTCTGGGGTCATGAACGGCAAGCGTTCAATTTGTTTTGCTACCCCCTCAAAGAAACGGCCTGCGGCTGACGATCTTGGGTCAGCAACTGCTGCGTACAGTCGCTCACTCTCACGCATGGCCGGGGCGGGGGACAAGATAGCCCGAATGTGGCGGTCTGCAACATCAAAAGCGGTCTCAATCGGCTTGGACTCCCTACCCATGAGGCGTCGGAAGAAGTTCTGCACGATGTTGACGAACCGCTGCCATGCCGTTATGGCCCCGCCTTTGGGGTTGATGGCCGACAACTTGTCTTTGAAGTCTTGATTTGCCCATGCTTCTGAGGCAAACTCGTCCAACGACGTGGCACCGTACGCAGTGTCAAGGCTATCCTTTACGTCGTTAAACAGCGCCTGCATCTGTTTGGTAACAGGATGCGACGGGTTTGCAAGCACATGGGACATGGCCGAGTGGCCCACCTCGTGGAACAGCGTGTGTTCATTTAGGCCGAGGTCTCGGTCAAGTTGTACAGAATTTGTCTTTGGGTCATACACCCCCGGGACTCGCTGCCCAACGTCGTTGGTCAGGTTTGTTACCACCGAGATAGCGGGGTTGACCTTCGCGTCGAGCAGCGCACGAGCCATACCGCCCGTGTCCCCGTTGAACTGAGCCAAGAGGCTCAACGCCAGCCGCGTGTCACCCGCCTCAATAGCCGCAAGCACTCGGGGGTGCAGTGCACGTGAGTAAGGGCTGGCCTCTTCAAGACTCAAAGGCTTGAGGAACATGCTTTGAAGCGCCGCCGTAGCAGTTCGCTCGGCCTCTACTTTTTCTTCGTACGCAGTAGCACGCGCTTTTTCATCGGGCTCGACAGACTTCTCAATGTCCGCAGCCTCTTCCTCCAATTCGGCCGCACGCTCTTGTGCTGCCTTCATCTCGGCCGCAACTTCTTCGTACTGCGGGCTGTCCTTGCCAAACTGTTTTTCGACCGCTTTTAGTTCGGTCATGGCCGCATTCAGCGCGTCTTGCGCCTGCGATTTAGTTTCTTCAGCCTCGCGCAGTGCGCGTTTTGTCTGAGCAACTACTTGACGTTCTTTTACTGCGCGTTCCTTGGCAAACGCCTCAGAGTTGTCACGCTCCTTTTTGTACTGGGCTTTAAACTTTTTTAGTTGCGCCCGCGCATCGGGAGAAAGATTGCGCCGAGCCCACTCATCGGCAAGTTTTGCAGACTCGCCACCAGTGCCCTTGAAGTAGTTTCGCATCGCCTCCGGGGTAACGCCGTAAGCGCGCATTTCTTCCGCCTTGGGCAAGTACGTGCGGTACCCCGGCGTGGCGTAAATAAGGTCAAACGCAATTGCATCAAGCGCGTCTACAACCCGAGGGGTCTTGCTGAAGTAAGCAGTGACGGCCTTCTCCATTGGGGTGCCCTTGACAGCCTCCCCTTTACGACCAATAACTTTTGCAACCTTTACCCTGTCTTCCAGCAGGTCAGGCTCGTTTTTGTTTTTATCAAGGCCGAACCGGCTAATGCTTGAGTACTGATCCTGTAACTTCTTTGCCGCTTGCAGGACACCAATGTCTTCTTCAGTCAACGATTGCAGCGCCTCTTCCTCGGCGGCAACGTCGGCTACCGCAGACAACAACGATTTTTTACCCGTGTCTTTCTTCGCCCTTGGTTTTTTCGGTGCGGCAGGAGCGGCAGCAGGGGCAGGAGTTGGCGCGGGAGTTGGCGCAGCGGCGGTGGGGGGAGCGGCAGCAGGAGCGGCAGCAGGAGCGGCAGCAGGAGCGGCAGCAGGAGCGGCAGCAGGAGCAGGAGTTGGCGCAGGAGTTGGCGCAGGAGTTGGCGCAGGAGTTGGCGCAGGAGTTGGCGCGGGAGTTGGCGCAGCGGCAGCAGGAGTGGCAGCAGGAGTTGGCGCAGCGGCAGCGGCCTTACGCTGCTTCGCTACAAATTCATCTGCCGTCTTAATGTCTCTTTGTATGCCTTCAAGCGTAACCGCTAATTTAGTGCCGTTGATGCTCTTGCCGTCAACCGCCGCCTTCATCAGTTCAGTAAAACGATCAACGGAAAAAGATGTAGAGCCATACGCAAGAAGTGCTCCGGGCTTTGCAAGCCCTTCGTCTACAAGCGCCGTAATCCGGGCATCTGATTCGCGCTTGGCTGCAAGCAGGCCATTTGGATTAAACGCGTGAAACAGCACCCTCTCTCTGTTCGGCCATAGGCCAGCCGTTTTGGCTTGTTGAGTGACAAAGTTATACCGATCCACAAGCGGGCCCGACACAGCAGGCGCGGGAGCGGGAGCAGGCGCGGGAGCGGGAGCAGGCGCGGGAGCGGGCGCGGGAGCGGGAGCAGCGGCACCGGGTAGTAACTCTTTGGGGTCTATGCTACTCCCGGTCAAATTTTGCCACTGCTGTTTTAAGTCTCCCAACTGCTGATCAAGCGCATCAAATTTAACCCGCGCAGGGCTGCGCTTAAAGGGGGCCCGCCCATCCTTGGTCATCAGTGCCT